TGGGCTAAATATCCTAAGTTAAGATTTAAAGTTAATAATGGATTAACATTATGTCATAACTGTCATAAGCTGACTAAAAACTATGGAAATCCAAAAAGTAGGAGGATTAATTATGAAAAAAAAATATAATCACGAGGTTAAACTCGTAAAACTTAGTGAAGTTAGATTAAATAAATATAATCCAAATGTTGTTCCTGATGAAATAATGGAACAATTAACAAAAAGGATTGAAGAAGAAGGATTTTTACAACCTGTTCTTCTAAGAAATATCGCACCTGAAGGAGAAATTAAATATGAAGTTATTGACGGAGAACATCGTTTTCTTGTTGCTAAAAAATTAGATTATGAAGAAATTCCTTCAATTATAGTAGATAAAAAACTTCCTGAAGCTATGTTAGCTACTATTAATATGAATAAATTACGAGGAGAATTTGATACTTTAAAATTAGCTGAAGTAATTCATACTTTACATGAAACTTATTCAATTGAAGAATTAGAAGATAAACTTGGTTATTCTCCTGAAGAAATGACTGGAATGGAAAGTTTACTTAAATTTGATTTTAATGATTTAGGTAATGAAGGAGTTAAATTAGATGATGAAGGAACAAATAATGAAGAAGAAGAATTTAAATTAATATTAACTTCTAAGCAAATGAAACTAGTTAATGATGCTTTAGAATTAACTGGAGAAGAAGATAATGTTAGTGCTTTAATAACTATTTGTTTAGAATATATTAATAATAATGGGAAGCAAATTACCAAAGAATAAAATTATTAATCAAGAACCTTCTCCTATTGATTTAACTACTGTTAATCAAATTATTGATGCTAAAGATGTTAATACAACAGCTTTAAGAAGAGGGAAAGTAAGAGAACTCTTTCGTATGGGATTTGAAGTTTCTCAAATGGTTCTTGTTTTAAAAAATGGAATTACAATTAATAATCAAAAGATTAAAATACCTGCATCTGAACAAGTAATTAGATCTGATTTAGAATATATTAAACAAGAAGATGCAGCAATACCTGTTGATTTTAGTGAAAAAAGAGCTGAAATTTTAGATAAATTAAACTATCTTTATAATCGGGCTATGACAGAATATATTAATGCTAAAGGCCCAGTTAAAAATAGTTTCTTAAATACTGCTCTTTCTATTTTAAATAAAATAGGTGATATAGAAGGAATTAATTCTGCTGAAGCAATAGATCTTAATATTAATGCAGAAATGAAAATGGCTAAATTTTCTGCAGAAATGCAAACATTAAATAAGGAGGATAAAGATGTTCTTATCGGCGCAATTCGTCAAATTCTTGGAAAACGCGAACAAGGCTCAACTGGAGACGATGGAGTTCCTAGCGAACAACCCTCAATACCAGCACAAACCAGTAACGATGAAGGAATTCCTAGAGAATCCTAATTTTACTGATCCTCAAGACGCACCAAGACCATATAATAAACAACTATTAATAGATATATTTGATAGTGGCAGTAATTTTGATGAATTTGAAAATTTAGGTAAATATGAAGAAATATTATATATAGCTGGAATTGGATCAGGAAAAAGTTTCTGTTCTTCAATGGCTATTGTTTATACTGTTTATCGTTTACTTTGTCTTCGTAATCCTCAAGAATATTTTCATATGGCTAAAGGTACTAAAATTGCCTTTATTAATATTTCAAAATCATTTAGTCAAGCTAAAGATATTGTTTTTGGAGAACTTAAAAATAGATTAGATAATAATAAATGGTTTCAAACTTTCTATCCACCTGATCCTCGTATTAAATCTAAAATGCGAATGCCTAAAAATATTTATATTCTTCCTGTAGGTTCTAATGAAGAAGCTCCTTTGGGTTATAACATCTTTGGTGCTGTTATTGATGAAGCTTCATTCCATATGTTAACTAAAGATAAAGATTATGCTGAAGAATCATATAACCAAATAAAAAAACGTATTCGTTCTCGTTTTATGTCTAAAGGAAAATTATTTATTATTACTTCTCCTCGTTATGTTTATGATTTTGCTGAAAAGAAATTTGCTGAAGCAGAAACTAATCCTAAAATTTTTAAACGTAGAGCAGCTCTTTGGGATGTTATGCCTCCTGAAATGTTTTGTGGACAAAAATTTGATTTAGGAAAATATTTAACAGCTTTAGCAGGAACAATGATTCCAGTTGAATACGAAGATGAATTTAGACAAAATCCTGAAAGAGCTATGAGAGATTATGGAGCTCAACCTTCTATGGCAATTCAAGGCTTCTTTAATAATCCTGATGATATTATAAAAGCAGCTAATTATAATCGTAAACATCCTATTGATCTTAAAACAGGTGATTTTGCTGAATGGTTTTATAATATTCAAAGTAATGAAAATTATGATTCTGATAAACGTTTTATTCATATTGATTTAGGTTTAAATAGAGAAGGAAAAGGAGATTGTGCTGGTTTTGCTATGGGTAAATTTAATGGTTGGCAAGAAGTTAAAAGTATTCAAGGTAAACTTGAAAAAAGACCAAAAATATTTATTGATTTTATGTGTCAAATTAAAGCTAAACCTAGAGATGAAATTCAATTTGAAGATGTTAGAAAACTTATTTATAAACTAAAAGATATTGGTTATAATATTGCTAAGATTACTTTTGATGGTTGGCAATCTGTTGATTCTGTTCAGACATTAAAATCAGCTGGATTTAATGCTGATTTCTTTTCTGTAGATAGAAACCCAGAATCTTATCATACTCTTAAAGGCGCTTTATTAGATGGTCGATTAGATTTTTACTACTATAAACCTTTAGTAGAAGAATTATCTCAATTAGAAGAACTTAAAGGAACTAAAATAGACCATCCTAGACGAGGTAGTAAAGACGTAGCTGATGCAGTAGCAGGAGTTTGTTATCAAGCAGCTAGAGGAACACCTGGAAAAGGTTTCTTAGGAGCATAATATGAAAATAAAATTTATAAAATCATTAGCAGATGTAACTTTTGGAGATACTTTTCCAGCAGCAGAAAAAAAATGGATTGGTAAAGCTTCAAGGATAACTTTAGGAAATGGAAAAACAGGTTTAATGATTGTATTACCTTGTGGTCATATTGGTACTGTTGATAGTCGGTGGAATATAACTAATATTGATACTCCAACTCCAAGCGCTACTCCTTCAATTTTATGTAAAGAAAACGGAGGTTGTTGGCATGGTTATTTAACTAACGGAGAATTAGTTTCAGTTTAACTGTTATTGCATATTTTAGATAAAACCTGTATTATTTCACTAGAAACTCTATTTTTTTGAAAAAAAGTTAAAAATAATATGAAATTACCAAAAATAATTGAAAAAGCTGTTTTACAAAGTGATAATGTAAAAGAAAAAGTAAAAGAAGAAAAAGTAGTATGGAAAAAAGAACAAGAAAAAGAACTTGTTGAATTTAAGAAAAATTTATCTCAAGAACTTAAAACTCAATATAATAAAGAAGTAACTAAAGAAGTTAATAAAGCTTTAAATGCTGCTAAAAAAGATTGGTCAGTTGAAACTGTAAAAGCTTTAGATAGAAAATTTGGTTCTTCTCGAAGATATGTTTCTACTACAAATACTGAAAATGAATTTAGAGCTAATGTTGTTGCCGCTGATAAAAATTATTCTACTTTAAGTACTCTTTATTCTGATTCTCCTGGTTCAATTCAAAGCGCTTTTCGTATTAGAGATGCAGTATTAGGAGGTGGATATGTTATTAAAGAAGAAGCTGGAAATAAAGGAAAGAAATCAGATTTAAAACGATTAATAGATTTTTTTGATAGACCTAATCCTGATGATACTATTGAAACTTTACTTCAAGTAGGTATTGAAAATTATCTTGCTTATGGAAATTGGTATATGGAAAAAGTACCTACTAAAGGTACTGCTACAGGAAAAACTAAAGATTTAGCAGAATTATATAATCTTGATCCAGTTAAAATGTCTATCTTAGTTGATAGTGAATTAAAGAAAAAAGGAGTTATTCAAAAAGCTGGATATAAACAAACAACCGAAGCTGGAAAAGCAATTATTTATACTACAGATGAAATCTGTCATATTAAAAGACCTCATAGAAGAGCTGATCTTTATGGTCGAGCAGTTCTTGAAGATAATATGGCAACACTTCAATTATTACTTAGAGCTTTAACTTACAATATAAATATTTTAAAAAATGGAGGTCGTCCACCTTTACAATTAATTCTTCCTGAAGATTCAACAGAAGCTGACGCTGAAGCAGTATCCGCATTTTGGGAAAAGAATTATCAAGGTCCACATAATGCTGGTAAAACATTAGTTTCTTTTAAAGGTGCTGAAGCTAAAGTTTTAGGTATTACTCCTCAAGATATGTCTTATCTTGAATTACTTAATTACGGATTAAAACTTGTTGCTGGTCAATATGGTTGCCCTTTATTCTTAGTTGGATTCCCTGGAGATTCAAATAGAGCAACTGCCGCTGAAGAAAGAAAATCATTTTATTTATCTCTTATCTTTCCATTAAGAAAATTAATTTCTCAAAAAATAACTCAAGATATTATTAGAGATGGATTACATATTGAAGGATGGAGATTTGATTTTAGAACAGCTGGACTTGAAGAATCTGAATCTTCTCGTAGAGACTTCATGGCTGGTTGGGGTAAAGGTTTATATTCTTTCAATGAAGCTAGAATTGCTATGGGTCAATTACCTCTTGATGAAGATTGGGCTAATCAATACTATTTAGTAGGTTCTAAAAACGATACTTTACTTCCAATTAAAGATGCTATTGGTAGAGAATCAACTGATGGAACTGCACCTGAAGTAAAACAACCAGCTTCAACTAATAAACCTGGAGAACAAACTCCAACAGAGTAATTTTCCTTGTTGCCTTTTATAATTAATATATTATAATTATTAATAGTTTAATAATTTAAAGGATAATTAAAATATGCCTCCACAACCAACTATTCCAAATTCAGGACAAAAAACCGTTCACGCTTATATGAAAGTTAAATCTTTCGTTTCTCCTGATAATCCAACAGCAAAACAAACTTCTGACTATGATAAAGAGATTAGTGATTTTTTAGCAACTATTGATAATGTTAAAAGATTTCTTAATGGTAGAAATTCTTATTCTCTAGGAAATAAACTTTATGTCTTAATTTGGTATCTAGAAGCTATTCAAGACGAGCCAGTAAATACTCCTTTTGGCGGTGCTGCTCAAGAAGTTACTACTCAACCTAATAAAGATGTCAAAGATAATTCTACCGAAACAGAATAAAATTGACGACACAGAGGATATTCATTTACCAACTGTTAAATGTACTTTTTGCGGTAAACAAACAGCAACAGGTATGCATCAAACTCGATTAGAAATAATTGAGAAAGGAGAAGTAAAAATAGTAAATAGTAAACAAATGTATAAACCTCCAAGAGCTAAACAGATAGATTATTATATGTGTCCAGATTGTATGAAAAAAGGTACAAAATGGCCAGGAGTAAGACCATGATAGATAGAAAATTAGAATTAGAAAAATTATTAGAAAATTTAAAAAAATCGGATACTGAAAATAGTACTGATATAGATTTAATTTTAGGATATTTAGAGGAATATATTAGTGATCCTAAGTCAGGTGGTGGTTCTAAAAAATTACAAGAATTTTATATTGATCAAAATCCCACAAATATGACTAAAACTTATACTATGAAATGGATTCAAACTGTTAATGAAATAGTTATTAACACACGAACAAAAATAATATGAAACCAAGTAGATTAAAAGAATTAGAAAAAATGGCTGATAGATTAGGTATTGGTCAAAATAGGGAAGTTGAATGTGTTAGTTGTCATAAAAAAATACAATTTAAAGATGCTATTTTACTAACTAATAAGGAAACTGTTAGTCATCTTTGTAAAGAATGTAATGAAAAATTAATTAATGGTGAATTAACTAAAAAAGAAATGGATGGGGATGCTATTTTAAAAGAATTAGAAAAACTTAAAAAAATAACAGAAAATAATAAACAGAATATTCCTTTTATCCCTACTAATCCAAATATTCCTCCTATGATTCCAAATCAACCTTGGCAAAGAATAGATGATAATTGGAAATACCCTTATCAAATAGGAGATGTAATTTATACTACTTATTCAAGTTCTTATATTAAACCTGACGATATTTTATTAAAATTTGAACCTCAAAGAGGTACAGGAGAATAATTATGATTGAAGAAACTGAAGCACCAAAAACTAATGAAGAAATTAAACAGGAAAATAAACCTTTATTAAATATTCAGTTGCCTGGAGCGCTTTCTGGTGATCCAAATGAACCTTTAGGTATTGGAAAACATAATGCAGCAGCACAACATAATTTTCAACAAGTTGCCAATATTCTTTTAGCAATTATAAATAATCAAAAAATAATGGGTTTAGCAATACAACAAATGGATAAAAAACAAAAAGAATTAGAAAAAACTTATAATGAAATTAGTTCAAATATTAAAAAATTAGTTAAATAAAAATGAATAATCAATTTCCACCAATAGATCAAAATCAATTAATTAAATTAGAAACTTTTAAGGAAAGGCTTAAAAAAAGAGAAATTTGGCTTAATGGTTTAATTGATGATAGTCTTATCGAAAAACTTTATGCTAATTTAATTGATTTAGAATCCCAAAATAACTCTTTACCTATTACTGTAGTAATTAATTCTGATGGTGGCAATTTATGGGAATCTGCTGTTGCTACTGATATTATGGGAACTTTAAATTGTCCTGTTAAAACAATAGCTTTAGCTAAAGCTAATTCAGGTGGATTTATGATTTTTATGGCTGGAGAAGAAAGAATTTGTCATGATAATACTGAATTAATGATGCATGATATTACTTCTACTTTTTGGAATAAAAAGATTTCTAGTGTTTCTAATGATATTAATTATTTAAAAGAAGCACAAAAGAAAATGGCTCAATTCTTTTCAATTCAAACAGAAGGTAGAACAACTCCTAATTATTGGTTAGAGTTGTTTGAAAGTGGTAAAGAAAAATGGTTTTCAGTTGATGAAGCTATTAGATTAGGAATTGTTCATAAAATAGTTAGAAGAACCTCAATGATTAATCCTGAAAATAATATTCGACAACCAAATACATGGGATATTATGGATTTTGCAAGGAGTCAGCAATAATATGATTAAACTATTATCAATATTATTAGTTAGTATTGAAATAATGTTTAATATTTTTGTTATGCGTATTTGTCAAAATATGCCTATTACTTTAATAGTGACTATTATTAATGTTTTCTGGATAATTATATTAATACACATTATTATAAATAAACATGATTAAAAGAATTAAAAAAATTCTAAGAGAAATATTTGCTCCTAGAGTAGTTATTCATAAACATATATATACTTCTACAAATAGTAAAAATTTCCCAACAAAAGAATTTGATAGTATGTTTAAAAATATGGGTAAAATGTTTGAAAATATGGGAGATATGTTTAAAAAATTATGAAAGTAATAACAACTGAAAAACTACCAATTAAAATGTGGCTTCAAGAAATAGAAGATGGAGCTATGGAGCAAGTTAAAAATCTTGCTAATCTTCCTTTT